TTAAATAAAAGCCCATTCTATTACAACATCATTCCCGGTTAAAATAATCTTTCTGATTAATGCATGGATAAGGCTTCGTTTTTCTTCCGTCGTTCCACAATTAAATATTTCTTCGGCATCGGCTAATAAGCTTTTTGCTTTTGCAACGGATAACTCCGGTTCATACAGCGGTATGTTTTCTATGGCTTCTTCTACCGTCTTCTTTTTCCTTGTAAGATCGCTGAGCCTTAGTCCTATTTCCGCTGTAGGAACGTCTTCCAATTGGTAAAGCGTTAATAACCGAGAAATTTGGCGGTCTATATCATCGATCTGTTTTTCCAGCGCTTTTCGTTGATCGATCCCCGGGTTTTTGGGCCGCTCTTTTGCGATGAGATTTTCTATTTCTCCTTCCAGACGTAAGTTTTTAATACGCGTTATGACATAGTTATCCAATGTTTCAGTTTTCCAGTTTTTATTTTTACACGAGGGGTCTTTTATCATTTCTAATTTTGTTTTTGTCCTGGAATAGCACGAATAAATATGCTCATATCTACGTTTAGGACTATTGGGATCATGAGAGCCGCGGTAGCAACCGGCCCCGTAATACCGTCCGCCACAATTTCCGCAGAACAAAACACCGCTTAATAATTGCGTAGCGTCAAATGGGGATTTTGCAGGCTTATCCGTCAGCTTCCAATCTTTCTCCGCAAGCTTTTTTTGTGCGGCTTCAAAAAGGCTGCTAGGTATAATGGGATCATGCTTGCCCGGATAGTCTTCTCCATTCCAATTTATCCGCCCTATATAAGTCTTATTAGAAAGTATATACCGCAATTTTGAACTGTGAGCCCATACTCCATGTTTATGAGAATAGCCTTTATTACGGAATGTTTTAACTATTTTTGTGAAAGCGTAATTTTGGTTTACAAACAAATCAAACGCCTCACGTATTTGCATAGCTTCGTACTCGTTTACGATCAGCTGATTAGAAGCGGGATCATAGTCATATCCAATAGGCGTTATGCCGCTGCCGTGCCACATTCCGTTTTTAGCTCTCTCGGCAAGGCCCATCTGAGTACGTTCTTTTATTTGCTCTCGTTCAAGCTGGGCGAAAACGGACAATATGCCAATCATGGCGCGCCCAAACGCTGATGAAGTATCAAAGTTTTCATTAATGGATACGAAAGCGACTTCATTTTTTAGGAAAACATCTTCAATTAAATACAAGGTATCTTTTTGAGATCGGCTGAGCCGGTCTAACTTATATACCAAGACAAGATCAACTAATCCTTTTTTAATGTCGGAAAGCATTTTCTGTAATGCCGGCCGCTCCATTTTTGCACCTGAATAACCAGGATCGATATACAATTCATGCAAAATCCAATTGCGCGCGCTGCAATAGCTCTTTAAGCATTTTGTTTGTGCCGGTATGGAATAGCCTTCTTTTGCTTGCTCCTGTGTGGAAACTCGAATATATCCGCCGACGCGGATTACATTATTTTCCATGAGTTCACCACTTCCGTTGCTTGCTTTGTACATAATACAAAAACCACCTTCAAAGTATGACTTGCCAAGCCTACCCCGAAAGTGGTATAATTTCATTGCTTGGACGGAATTATCCACTTTGGGTAAGCTGTTCTATTTTTGCCGCTCGTTTCTGCGCCAACAGAAGCGGGCGGCTGTTTCATTCTAGAGAACTTTTTCTGAAATCATTTGGCAAATCTGTGACACATTAGCCTGCGAGACAAACTCAAATTTTACTTTTCCCATTCCACTGAACCAAAGTTCCAGTTCACTGTCCAAATCAAGAACTCCAGCGGTTTCTACAGAAAACGCCTGAATTTTGCTATATGGAAGCGAAGTAAAATCTTTCTTTTTCCCTGTTACGCCTTGGACATTAATTGCAATAATTCTTTTGTTCGTGAAAACCACACCGTCTCTCATTCCGCGGTATGTGCCGAGGATTCCTTCCCCGCTTACAAACAAAGGGGCAACCATTGCTTCGAAGTCTGAATTCGGCACAGGTTTTAATTTCATGAAGCTTGCATTATTAAAGTCAATCATTTTAGACGCTCCTTTTATGTTTCCTACTAGCTACAACCAGTGGGAGAGTTTTTATTGCACGGTAATATTAAATGTATAATCTTCTATTGATTCGTCCCAGTTGTCTGAATAGCCCTCAAAAATAATCTGAAAGTCGGATTGATTCATTGCGGGGAAAGCTATAACTCCCTGTGTAGAAGCACCTGGCTGCAAATCTGTCTGGATTTCAGGGTAATCCGCTCTATAATTTCGTTCTTCCTCATATTGTTTTCCATCTTGCACAATCTTAGTGTTGAATGAATAAACGGAAAAACTAGAGCTGCCGTTATTCTGTATAGATACGTAAACACGGGTTTCTTTTTCTGCAAATTCCACTTTATGTACGGTGACCGAATATCCATATTGATCCTGTGTAACGCCGCTTAACTCAACGGTTTTTAAGGAGGGGGCGGCCGCTTCAGCATAGGAAACAATTTCAATGGAATCCGCTAAAACTCTGGGAGCGGAGATAATTCCACCGAAAGCATTGTATCCTCTGTCCTCTCCTTGTACAACACCGGTAACCCTTACATAATCGTCAACGGCAACCAAAGCCTCGTCTGACTGATAAGCAATGACAGTATTGCGGTCACTATTTTCTATATCAGTAAAGATTTGGAAATACATCACATTTCTATCTTTTTCAGGATTTTGGAAAACTCGTCCAGTCAGCGTTACACGTCTTCCCTTGAACGCGCCTGGGTCAGTATATAATTGATCGATTTCCGCTTCCGTTAACTCTGCCGGAGCCTCGGAAGAAACGATTTCTGAAGTAGTTCCGGCTATTCCTGAAACGGCGCTGCCATTGTTTCCGTTAATGGCGGTGGCAACGCCAATAATCATAACGATGCCAATAAGCAATAAGATAGAGGCTAAAACAATTAAAAGAACGCCCCACCACCTTAAACCACCCTTTTTTGGGGGCTGATCCACATACTCAGGTGTGTTATATGGTGGCTCATATTGAGGTGCTTCCGGCGCGTACTGCTGCGGTGTGTTTGGAATACTGGGGGGAGAAACTGGGGCTTGTTGTTGCGCCTTATATCCGCAGTTAGGACAAAAATTGAAATTGTGTTCTGTTCCACAGTTTGGGCATTTCATAATATGACCCTCCTAAATATTGACAAATCTATAGTATCTTCGTCAAAGTATCCAATAATTGCCGTTGCAAATTCGGGAATAAATTTTATAAAACCTCTTGATTTTAAATTTTTGTGTGCTATAATAAAGGCACAAATACAGAACTAATGTTTGTTTATCGAGAGGAGTGGCAGAATTGAAGAAAAAGACGGATGACACAATTGATAACATTATTAGGATAATCCGAAGAAATGAACCTGATTTTGCAAAGAAGATATTAACTTATGCCATTCTTCTTGAAAAGGCAAAACTTTCAAAATAAGCGCTGGGCATTACTGCCCGGCGTTTTCTTTTTTTGAATACCTTTTTAAAATGCCGTCCACCAGGTCTCTGATGGCGGCTTTTTTGTCGTTCGGTAAATCCCAATAGGCCATTAAAATTGATTTGATTAATTCGTCGTCAGAAACCTGTATTTCTGTCATGACACGAATAAAGTCAGCATCTTCAGACAGTTGTATAAACATATCGCCTTCGCCGGTTCTCAGCCAGTGTTCGGATACATTAAATTCCCGGCAAATATCAGTAATTGTCCGGTCACTCGGAATCATATCAGGTTTTTTATCTAATTTTGAAATATAGGCTGGAGTCAGATTTATCCTTCTAGCAAATTCGCTCTTATTGCCGCCTAAAGCGTTAACAATTTTTATGATTCTTTGTGAAATTGTTTCCAATAATATCACCACCCTTATGTTAATCCAATTATACCTTATGTAAATTGATAATGCAAGATGTTTTTTCAACTGAGTTTAAATTATTTTCAAAAAAACTATTGATTTTTAAACTCGGTTGATATATAATTAAACCAGGTTGAAAAAAGGTTAAAAAATCACACTAGAAAGACCAGCTATAAAAAGTCAAGAGAAAAAAAGAGAGGAGCTGATAAAATGAAAAAAATTCCTGGAGTGGACATGGAAAAAGCTGCTGACTTGGAAATATTAGCTGAAAAGCTTGTCATGGTTCCCAAGGAAGAACTTATTTACATATCCGGGCGTGTCGATTCTTACGCAGATATGCAGAAGCGAGAGAAGATTTCGCCGGGCAACGAAAAGGAAGCGGGGTGAGAACATGGAAATCACAATCAAAGCCGAGCCAAAAGAAATAGCTTGCCTTATGGCTATGTTACAAGAGGAGCAAACAGAAATTATAGCATACCCCAACGGGAAAGAAATACACCGTAAAACCAATCCGGTTAGAAATGACACTGAGATTCGGAACGGTGTAGCTGAAAGTATAACAGAAACCGTTAATAAGGCGTTTAAAGAAATCTATCATACCGACAAACATGTATAGGACAATCCGACAAAAACATACCAATTACAAGGAGGTGTATCAATATGGCGAGAAAAAGTACGATGGTGACTAGTATTGACGAAATCGTAGGCTGGAACAAAATGGCGGACGGAAGAATCCTCAGTAATGAAGAATTTGACGGGGAAAACGGACACCCTGTCTATTTGTGTCCGGAAACCGAATCTTTTTTCCGTCTATTACTTAACCATCGCATGGAAAAAATGCGAACGGCCCAATTAGAGAAAGAACGCAAAGGCTTATAATGCAATTCTCTGCGGCTAACCCCCGCAGGAGGCCAAAAGGAGGACAAGCCAGCTTGACAGTAAATAAGAAAGATATCGTGTTACTGGTTTTAGTTTTCGCTGTCTCTTTTTTAGTCAGCTGAACCATCAATCTGCTTATTTAATTCTGAAAGGAGGACAAGCACATGAACGCAGACGACATAGAAAGAGTTCGGGAAATAGTGAATCAGGACGGTTGGAACATCATTTGGATAGGTGCAAAAATGCCATGTGAGTTTTTTGATGAAGAGGTTGAACTTCTCTATGAGGATATGGACGGCCAGCCTTGTATTTGCTATGCGATTTATACCTATGACAAAAGCGGATTTTACCATAACCCATATTTTCAGAGAAAATCCGACGGCGCAAAAATGGGTCGGTGCATTGCATGGCGTAAATCTCTTAAAGAGGCGTAAAACCATAAAGGAGGACAAGCACATGAGCACAGAAATGACGGTGGCGTTTATCATTCTGGCGGTATGGAGCGCCGTATTCACAGCGGCATATATCGGCGAGCGGTACCGGAACCGGAAGCTGAAACAAGCCCTGAAAAACAGGGGCAGATACGCAAGGTATAAAGAAAGCCGCGCCCCGGCTGGCACCAGGAACGCGGCAAGCAAAAATACATTATCTATATTTTAAACAGAAAGGAATGAAAAGTCAATGACGGAAAATCAAAAGCAGTCAATTTTAGACATGGCAAGAGGCGCAATTAAGGAGCGTACAGACTACGAGATGGCAAAAATTATTGACAATATTCTTGATGTCAATACTAATGCAACAAAGAAACGCACACTTACTTTAACAGCAGAGTTTTCACCAGACAGTGACCGCCAGCAGATTGGTGTTCGAGTAGTGGCGAAATCCAAACTGGAGCCTACCAACCCAGTTTCCACTAGTCTATACATCACAGGTGACCGTGAAGGAGTAGTTACTGCTGTTGAAATGGTCCCTCAGGTTCCAGGCCAGCAGAACTTAAACGGTGAGGAGCAGGAAGAACCCGCATACCTTAGATTAATTAAAAACGCTTAAGGAGAAAATATCATGATTAAAGAAGCTATCGAAAAAATTTTAACCCTATCCACGCCTAACACGATCGATTATGAAGGGCGAAAATTTGTTGATAAGGCCATGACGCCGCTTCCCCGAAACCTTACCGCCAGTTATTTATCAACAAACACACTTACGTCTGTTGTGGATTACATAAAGGAAAGAGTGGATATTTTCAGCTTGCTTGAAAACAGGTTTATTGTTCACATCGAAAGCCCTTCAAAGGTCATGCTGTATAAAGAAATGAACAGTGATAAAAATCGCGATCATTTAATTTGTGCAGCCGCCAATAAATGTGATTTTAATTTTGGGCGGTTTATGGATTTGGAAAGCTTCATTATTAATATCCAATCAAATTTCATTCAAAATGAAAATACCGACTCTTTGCTTTCGTTCATTGGGAGCGTGAAAGACGATACAAGCGTAACACAGGAAGACGATGGCATTACTCAAAGAGTTACCGCTAAATCCGGGATTTCTTTATCTAAGACAGTTAAAGTACCAAACCCTGTGCGTTTAATGCCCTATAGAACTTTTACGGAAGTAGCTCAGCCGGAAAGCGCCTTTGTTTTCCGCATGAGAAAAGACGGAAGCTCTATCTCCGCCGCCCTGTTTGAAGCAGATGGGAACGCTTGGAAAAACGAAGCTATTCTAAATATTAAAGAATTTTTTAAATCGTCCTTATCGGGGGAAGATGTTATCATTTTAGCTTAACTTCTAATAAGAAAAGCCGCCCTCGCGACTGGCATCACGAAGGGCGGCAAACGAAAAACAACTGAATATATTCTAAACCAAAACAGGAGGTTTGTCAAATGGACGATAAAGAGTTAATGATCTGTCTAATGAAAAAATGTTTTGAACTGGAAAAAGAACTCGAAAACCAAAAGATAGCCGGCGACTATTGGTTCCGGGAATGTGAGAGGCTGAAAAATGAACAGAAGCAATGATAACGGCCTCTCTCGTGCGGAATTTGAGTACCTGTATGATACCGATAACGAGGAACCGGAAACGGATAAAAGCCCGGAATACGAGGCCCTGGAGTGGCTGAAGGAGGTATATTATGCCTACCAAAGAAATAGTTGAATTCACCCGATATACTGTCCCCATAGAGATCAGATTTACAAATGGCCTGGAGTGCTGCGAGTGGTGTAACCATAGCTTTATGAATATGAAACGGCATTTTGAATGTGGTCTTACCCATGAGGAAATAGTCAGCCCTAGAGATTCTATCGGGTGGAATTGTCCAGTCAGAAAACTAGAAAAGGAGGAATAGCATTGGGAATTCCCGTGTTAATTTTAGGGGAATCCGGCTCCGGAAAATCCGCGTCGCTTAGAAATTTTAAACCTGGCGAAATTCTGATTTTTAACGTGGCAAACAAACCGCTTCCCTTTCGGGAAAAACTGGATTGCCTGGACAAATCAGGATACCGGGCTATCTTTGAAGAATTCAAGTCCCAAAAATACAAACGGTATGTGGTGGACGACAGCCAATATCTTTTGGCGTTTGAATCGTTCGCAAAGGCAAAGGAAAACGGATATCAAAAATTTACGGATATGGCCCTGCACTTCTACTCTTTAATCAAAACCGTTACAGAAGGACTGCCGGACGATACCGTGGTGTATTTCCTGCACCATGTCCAAAAAACCGACTATGGAATAAAAGCCAAAACCATCGGTAAAATGCTGGACGATCAGTTGACTGTTGAGGGATTGTTTTCAATCGTTCTGATGGCTGAGTTTGACAATGGACGCTATTATTTCCGAACTCAAACCAACGGAAACGATACGGTAAAAAGCCCTATCGGCATGTTTGACCGGGAAATTGATAACGATCTGAAGACAGTCGATCAAAAAATCCGGGAATACTGGGGGATTTGATATGGCACGGTTTATTGATTTCCGCCCGGATCATTCCGTCCCCGGCCGGAGGGAAACCGGGGAAGAATTTATAAACGCCAAATATATTAAAAAGGTGTATTTGGCGCTGCCTCTTCGGAACGAAATCCGAATTGATACGGTAGATAAAAACGGAAATACCCGCTCTTTTACCGAGCGGTATAAAAACGCTAAAGATTGCAGAGCCAGAATGAATGAGCTCAAAAGAAAATTAAACATATTTTAGGAGGTACATAACAATGAAGCCAGTAAACAATTGGGACCAGGTAAAAGCAGCGTCGGACCGCCAGCAGCTTCCAAAGGGCGGGTATGTCTGTAGGATCATGAACGGTGAAATCAAAACCTACAATGGAACAAAAGGAACTTTTGAGCGCCTTGAGATTAGTATCGACGTTGCGGAAGGTGAATTCAAAGATTTTTACGCTACGGATTACCGGGGACAGAATCAGGAAGATAAAAAATGGCGCGGGGTCTTGCGCCTTTATGTTCCCAAGGACGACGGCAGCGATATGGACGAATGGACCAAATCCAAGCTGAAGGCCGCAACCAACGCGGTTGAGGACAGCAATCAGGGCTATCACTGGGATTGGAACGAAGCCGGGTTAAAAGGAAAGCTTGTCGGCTGCCTGATCCGGAACGAGGAATGGGAATACAACGGGAGAACAGGCTGGAACACAAAGCCCTTTAAACTTGTGCCTGTCTCCGATATCAAAAACGGAAAGTTTGAAATTCCAAAGGACAAGCCATTGAATAAAAAAACATCTGATTCTGATGATTCTGAAATCGTAAGCGCCAACGCCGGAATCGATTCTTATCTGGAAGACCTCCCGTTTTAGCCTATGGACCATTTTGATGTGAAACGTTCCCTAGACAGCATGGTGATCCTGGTGGATACCAGGGAGCAGGATACCCCTTCCCTGCGCCGAAGGCTGGAGCTTATGAACTGCCCCTGGGAACGCCAAAAGCTGGATTTTGGTGACTATTCCGCAAAATGCAGACTGCCTGACGGGGAATGGCTTGACCTTTCCCCAAAGGTAGCAGTCGAACGGAAAATGAGCTTTGACGAGCTGTGCGCCTGCTTTTGCAGAGGAAGGCAGCGCTTTACCAGAGAGTTTGAGCGGGCCAGAAAAGCAGGAGCCACCGTCTACCTGTTAATCGAAAACGCCTCCTGGGAAAACGCGTTTGCCGGAAAATACCGCAGTCAAATGAATCCTAAATCATTTATCGCCAGCATGACGGCATGGCTCGCCCGGTACCGCTGTCAGCTCATATTCTGTAAATCGGAAACTACGGGGATTTTAATCCATGAAATCCTTTACCGGGAATTAAAAGAGGTTTTAGAAAGTAAAGGAGGAATCCAAGCTGATGAAGTGTGTTGAACATAAGGTTATTGAATATCTTTGCGACGACTGTGGGGAACCTTTGGGAAATCATGAAGGGAACCCATATATTTCTGACGGCGAGAATAATTACTGCTATGATTGCGCTTTAAAGCATAGATTAATTGATGCTGACGAATGGTTATTTGCCCACGGTATTTCTATTTACGATCACGCGGTATATAAAAACGGAGAAATTATCGCCTATCAAAAGTGGGGAAAAAGTTTTCGAAGAGATGTGGTGAAAATGTTCGATGAGCAAGGAAACCGGATTTGATTACAGTGACCGCGAGTTTATCAAGCTCAACCGAAAAATCCTGAATTGGCAATGGTATTCAGATCCATGCACTAGAGATGTTTTCATTCACTGCTTATTAAAAGCAAATTGGAAGCCTGGAAAATGGCATGGGTACCAATACCAACGCGGGCAGTTTATTACTTCCCTTCCTAGTTTGTCGTCCGAATTAGGGTTATCAATAAAAAATGTGAGAACCGCACTGGATCACTTAAAATCGACAGGCGAACTGGCAGACTGGCACGATTCAAAAATCCGCATGATTACTGTTGTTAATTATGAGCGGTACCAATCGAACGGCAGTCTAAACGGCAGCCTGTCGGCAGGCAACCGGCAGGCGACCGGCAGGCAACCGGCAGGCGACCGGCAGCAGTATAAGAATAATAAGAATATAAAGAATATAAAAGAAGAAAAGAAGGCGGCTGCGCCGCAGGAGGTATTCCCTCCGGGAATTGAAACGCAGGAAGAGCTGGAAGCGTTAAAGGCCAGACTGAGGGAGTGAGAAAATGCCTTATGAATTAAAGCGGGAGGATATCCTTGGTTTGGCTCGGAGGTTAAACGCCGAAACACATGAAAAGGGAGAAGAGCTGTTTTTTAAATACTGCCCTTTCTGCGGCGGGGACGGCCATGACCGTAACACCTTCAGCATCAACCTGAAAACCGGAATGTTTAAATGCTTCCGGGCTTCCTGCGGAAGACAAGGCCATTTCGTACAGATGGCCAGAGAGTTTTCTTACCCTTTGGATTTTCAAGCGTCCGGGAAAAGCAAAACGGTTTACAGGGCGCTTCCCCAAAAAGAAATCCAGGTGCGCGATCCAGCTGTCATTTATCTGGAATCCAGAGGGATCAGCCGGGAAACCGCGGAACGGTATCAGATCACTACCCGAAAAGATATGCCGAATGTTCTGGCTTTCCCTTTTTACGATCAGGACGGCGTGCTCCGGTTCGTGAAATACCGTAAGACGGATTTTGATAAATTCAGGGATAAAAACAAGGAATGGTGCGAAAAGGACACCATGCCGATTCTGTTCGGAATGAAGCAGTGCGTTGATTTT